AATTGAAGAGTTGATTGCCCCGATTATATATCACTACAATCTGCTTACCAGCGGTAACTCCGATTTTATTCTAAAATATTTCGCAAATATTATCCAGTTTCCTCATATTAAACCCGATTTGGCAATTCTGAACCGAGACGAAAGCGGGTTGCTAAACGAGGGCGGTGGAACAGGTAAGAATCTCGGTTACGAGTGGTTTGGTAACGAAATTTTGGGTGAGGAATACACTATTGTCGTAGGAGATAACGATATGTTATACGGCAATTTTAATTCGCAATTTGAGAATAAATTGCTGGTTTTCGTAGAAGAAGCAGAAGGGTCAGCAAATTTCAAAGCACAAGACAAATTGAAGTCCAAAATCAGTCAGAGAAAAATAAACGTAAATAAAAAAAATGTCGCCCAGTATGAATTGTTTGATTTCGCAAGGTATTTGATGGCAACAAACAACCTCAACGCTTTACCTATCCGAATGGGTGACCGAAGATGGGGTGTATTTGACGTTGATAGTAGAAAAAGGGGAAATGTAGAATATTTTGAAAAACTGGTAGAAACTTTGGGAAAGTCCGAAGTAAAGTGGGCGTTCTATCAGTATCTTAAGACCCTACCTACTCACAGTAGTTCTGCCAAATGGGCGAAGGAAGTCCCTATTACACCTGCTTACAGGCAAATAAGACAAATAAATTCGCCCCTCCATCTGAAATGGATTGTTAGTTGTTTGGAAAACGGCAACTTGGAAAGCGGTCAGTCCGTTTCAGAACTTTACGCCCAATTCAAGTGTTGGACGGAAAAGAACAAGAAAAATAACGAGGTTATTAGTCAGATGGTTTTCGGGTCTCTTTTGGTAGATGCTGACGCTGATGCTGATTACGCCGTCACTCTCGGAGCAAAACGTAAGTCAAACGGTCTGATGATAATGAACTGGAATTACAAAGGTTTAATAGATGGACTTAAAAAACTCTATTTATTAGACGAAGATTTTACTTATAAACAATCGGGGATCTGTCTTTTACCCGTAGGGGGAGAAAGCGAATCCAAAGATTAATATTATTTTTTCTTGGGTTTTTCATCATCACTACTATCGTCGTCGTGACAGTTAAGAACGAAACATTCCTTATCACTCATCACCGACATTTTTGCTCCTTTTGAAATAGTAACCCACCTACTATTTAATTTTTTGATTCTTTTGATTTGGTCTTTATCCAAACCAAAATAATTATCCAACAAGTATTTCATCGCTTTCCCTCCAAGACCGTTGGGAAAAATGGTGACGGATTTACACTCGTTCAGGATTCGTCTTGTATCCAATCCGTTACAAGCAAGATGGGATGTATAAACCACCTCCGTATTAAAGTGACGACCCGTTTCTAAAATAGCATTCAAAATGCCGTCTATTTTCTTTTTCAGTTGCTTATTTTGTAAGCAATCCGTATCATCAAAAATAACCAAACTATCTTTGAAATCTCCCGCTTGAATATCGTCTCCGAAAAATGCGGGTTCGTGAATTTTAATTCGTTTGATATATTTGAGTTTGTCTATTGATGGGTCATCCCTCAAACTGGAAATGATGTAAATTTCCCTCTTGGGATAGATGCGGTGGTATTCCTCTGCGTATGCTCTCGTGTAGTAACTTTTACCCGACCCCGACGCCCCTGTTACATACCGAATGCTACGCTCTACATTTTTATCGGGTATCGGTTGGAATTTCAGATTCGGTTTGTCTTTTAGTTTGATTTCTTTAAAAGGACTCTGTAAATCTTTTGTTTTATCCGTAATATAAAGTGTTTTCCATTTTTTCTTGTCTTTTTCTTCGGTATTTTCCACCAACGCCAGTATTTGTCCTTCTCCTTCAAAGTTCATCTTATATATAGTTAGCAAGAAAATCTTTTGAATAATCGTTGATTTTTTTCAAAAAATAATCTTTAAGTGTGATAATATCTGTTAAAGCAGATTTTTCTGTAATCTTATCTATTTCTGCGAAAATTTTTTCGCTAAATGGTATCTCAAAAACAGACGATAACTGCTCTTTGATGAACTGTAAATTCTGACTTATTTCATTCCATTTCGGTTTCCTAAAATCCTGTGTAAGAACCTTCTCTAAAATCTCAAGTTCTGACCTTATTTTGTTTAAATATCCCACTTGTCCGTTAAAAAAATCTATCATCTGTTCCACCTGTTTTTCCTTGTCTCCTTCTATCAAATATAACGAAAATAACCGCTTGAGTGCTTTGAATTTATTTTTTGTAGAGTAATATTGAATATCCTCTTGGAACGATTTTTCTATATCTTGTTTAGTAGGGTTCGCAGGATAATTGCTCTTGCCATTTTTCATTTTTATATAATAATTTTCACTTACTTCGGAGAATTGGTCTCCCACTTTTTTAATAAGGTCTATTTTAATGATGGCAGGGTCAAGCAGACAATCTACAAAGTCTTTGTAAGTCCCATCTATTAATTTTATTTTACCCTTTTCTACATCTTCGGGTTTCCAGCGTAAAACAAACAACGACCGAACCAAGTCCATTTTGGTTTCCCCCGTCGCCTTTGTAATTTTTGATTTCAAACCCTTTGGTATAAGCGGATTTTTCAGATATTCTTTGATGGATTTTGCCGAATAGTCGCCTTCGTAGAGCAGTCTTTCATCTTGTCCGCATTTAAAGTCCGTTATATAAATAGACTCATCTTTTTCGGCATCCTTGAAAGCATTTTGAAAGTGTTTTAAGATACAATTAGGGCACTCGTATAATACTGTTTGAACGTCGTAGTCACTTCCGTATAGCGTGGAGCGTAACGAATTTGACCCAATCAATTTATATTTACCCTTTACCGCAAAACGCTCTATTAAATTCCCGACGGCGTTATTAATTTGGTTTTCTTTTTTTTCTTGGAGCATTTTATTATATAATTAGATTATATAATGATGGAAATTTTAGAAATGGTTAATAGTCCTAAATCCAATAAACGATTCCGTATTGTAATTAGTATAGATGGTAAGATAAAAAATTTTGATTTCGGGTCTCCTACGGGTTTCACCTTTATTGATGGAGCAAGTGAGACCGTCAGGGACAATTTCAGGAAACGTCATTTGGCGAACCCTACTGAAAAAAAAAGAATAGAGGGTTATATACCATCTGCCTCTTTGTTCGCCTACCGAGTCTTGTGGGGCGATAGTCAAGATATTTTTGAAAATTTGGTGACTCTAAACAAAAGATTAATGGGTGCGTAGTTTAGGCAAAAATCTAATATAATTATATTTTAAAAATGGATAAATCTGAAAAAGAAATTTGGGACAAATTAAAGCGTGAGGATTGTTTTCCTTTTATAGAACAATACTATCAGAGCATCGGCAGGACGAATCCTCCAAATTATAAAGAATATTCGTTACACGAGTTAAAAAAATGCCTCCAATTGTTTAACATTCATTTAGCAAAAGAGGAAAAAAAAATTTAATATTATTAATTAATTAATCTAAATTTATTTTATAAATACAATATATATAAAATGAGTTCTTTAATCGGCGAACACTATTGGGTTATTAATGGATATGATGCTGAACCTCCTATTGAGGAGCAGATTGCTATTTGTAAAGAGGAAATACAAAATTATAAAGATAAACAAGAATACGCCAAAGAGGCGTGGGAACAAGCAGACTGGGAAAATCAGGAAAAGTTATATGAATTTTGGTTATATAAGAATATGGAATTTTATTGGGAACGTGTCCTCAAAGTATTAAGTGAATTACCTGTGGATAACAAAGAACCGTCTATTACGGAAAAGAACCCGAGTTACAAGAGTTCAAATGGTTTTTAAGCGAGTCCAAATCGCCCTACGTTGTCGCCCTTTGTAAAATCGGCGAATGTGCTGAAAGTCCTGTCTCCACTTAACCAGCAAATAATTAGTTTATTGTCGTGTTTTAATCCGATTGAACCGAATACCACCTTACCACCGCACCGTTTCGCTCTTACCGTAGCGTTATACATACAGGACAACCCAGCGTCCTCCATATCGCCGTAACACTCATCCAATAGAGTCAGCGAGGTCTCGTAGTCCCCAGTAAGGGACTTTATACAATCTTTTATTTTTTTTGCCATTATTGCGTTGGTGAGGGCATTCTCACACTCGTAGTAGTCTATTTTTCTGTTTTTTATTTTTAGTGCTTCTCGGCACTTATTCTGACCCAAGTCACTATTATCCCAAATCGTTCCATCGGGTCTTACGCACCAAAAGTGACCGTTCAATTTGGCATCTCCTCCGAATGGATTGGGTATATTTACAAATCTTGAAAATGCCTCCCTTAATTGAGGTTTAGTTAATCCTAATGAGTTGTTTTCGTTTAATTGGAAAGGCATCTTTGAGAATGTGGTTGTTGTTTTATTTTATACTTTTATTTTATTGGCGGAAAAATATTTCAATTTTTTTTGTTAATTAAGGAAAAATGAAAATACTTAAAAATTATTTTGGAGTTTATACCTTTGTAAAAAAAGTCCAAAAAAAAGTTCAATTTTACGTAAAAAAAGGGGAATATCCCCCTTTGTCTTATAATTAATTAAATTTAATAAAATTTTATACGAATACAAGTTTATATATATATTTACTCTCTATCTCTTAACCAATCGGGAATGCCAATTTCAGGTCTTGAATAATGATATGTATGATAATTAGTTTCTCCATCACCCCTTACCTCGTAACCAGTATTATATTCTCTGTATTTATTGATTTCTACCTGATATTTATTGTAACTTATCCGCCCTGCTACAAACGCCTTTGCTATTTTTGTATCTACAATTTCCTTAAACAATCTGTTAATATTCTCCTTTTTTACGTATTTAATAAATTCTTGTCTTTTTTTCTCAAACGCCTTTTCCAATCCCTCTGTAACTGCTTTAGATGTTTGTAGGTGACCTTTTGAATCGTCTATAAATGCTTGGTCTATTATTTTTTTGTAAGCGTCATATCTTGCCGTCATCTTTTTAGTTTTCTGTGGTTCAAACAGAGGCGATGGGACTTTCACACCTTTACTGTATTTGCGTCCTGTTATCAAATCAAATTCCTCCTCTACTTTCTTATCTAATTTGCTCCCACTTTCGTATTTTTCTGCCTCTATTAAATATCTTTCAATACCAGTTTGAACCGAACCACCTGCCGAACTTATACCAAAATCCTTGAAATAGTAGCAGTCGTGGCACTGCCAAATCTCATCTACACCCGCTGTCCTACAAACTTGTAGTTTATTTATTTCCTTTAATTTTCCTTTCCAGTTTCCATATTCACCTACCTTTGCGTTTAAATATCTGTCTAATTCGTCTATTGTGGTTATTTTTAGCGGTCTGATTGGTCCTATTGGGACTCGGTGGTCTCTGTAATCTCCGTGCCTCCATACTGTCTTTTCTTTGTCATCTATTGACCTTTTTTCAAAATCAAATCTCTTGTAATATAACCTACCTCCACACTCTGCCTTTTTCTTGGAACAACTCATACACTTTTCGGGTCTCGGAATGAGGAAATCCTTAATTTCTCCCCAAATGTCCTCGCAGAATCTAACTTGCTTAATTATTTTAGTCTCCATTTTATTATTATTTGCGTTTAGATTATTTGGTTCTAAAAAGTTCAATTTTAAATGTTTTGCGAATTCTAAATTTTAAATTTAGCGTTTTAATTTATTTTATACAAATATTTTAAAGCGTAAAAAATATTTCAATTTTTTTTGTTTATTATAAAAAAATAAAAATAATTGAATTCACTACGAATTTATTTGTCTGAATTTATTTAATTTTATTTAATTTTATTTAATTTGACGAACGACGAACTGCCAAATAAAAAAGTGAATATCCCCTTATTATTTTAATTAATTAATATATACAAGGTCAAACAAATTATACAAGGTCTTTATCTTTTATATTTTACTTTCTAAAACAGGGTGTTAATATATATAGGGTTATTCATTCGTCAATCTATTTACTTTTTGTTATTTACTTGGGCGATTGCCTTTGCTCTTGTGGCATCTGCCGATTTTTTTGCTTTTGGTTTCGGTTTTTCTCTTGTTACTGCTCTATCCATCGCCAAAGTTGCTATTCTACTAAAATCTACTGTTTTCATCAATTCATCTAATACTCTTTCAGGTGTAGAAAGGAAATCTGCCACCGAATTATAATTTTCTCCTCCCCACTCGTAGTGGTATCCGACTCCGTTATTTTTCTTGAATCCAAGAGAACCAAATACTAATTCTCCTCCCCTCTCGTGTATTTCCAAAATACAATTCTGAAAGCAACAACTATACCTTACATCAGGCATATTGGCAAATAAATTCCAAAATTTAAACTCCTCCATATTCTCATCCCAATCGTCGCTTTCAAGGACCGACGAAAACGCTTTCTTAAACATCTGTGTCATTATTTTCTGTGTTATTACGGGTGCGGGGATATAGTTCTTTTCTGTTCCGCATTTCCAAGTGCGTCTTATCTCGGCAAATTCTGCGGGGAAATCCCAATCTATTATTTTGCCATCTCTTACAACCCAAAAGTGCCCGTCTATCGTGGGTAAGGGAATCACTTTCTTTTCGGGGGTCTTTCTAATCATACTATCAAAAGTCTTTTCAATTTGAGATTGGGTTGCCATTTTAATTTTATACTTTCTGTCTGTGACGAATTATCGTTTCAATTTTTTTTTGAAAGATAATTAAATTGTAAATACTGAAAATTTATTGTTTTATATCTTTATTATTTTTACAAAAAAAAAGTTCAATTTTACGCTTTTTTCGTATTATAAAAAGTCAATATCCATATCCTCTATCTTTCTTTTGTTTTTTTTAAATAAAATAGAAATAGTAATAGTAAGGAATAGGGAAGATAGGGAGGGTTAGAGTAAGGATAGTGAGAGTTAGGGAGGGTAGGGAGACCTTGAGTAGGAATATAGAGAATTAGGGAGGGTAGGGAGGGTTAGAGTAGGAAAAGGAGAGTTAAGGGAGGGAAGTTGATAGAAAGGGTCGTTTTTGAAATGAAAAACGAAAAGTCATACGAGCACTCGCACGGTTTTTCGTTTTTTTCTACGCTGATTTTTTGGGGGGGTCAGGTCTCCCTGCCCTCCCTGAATTTTATTTATTTTTTGATTTTAAATAAAATTGATTTAAAAATTGCCTAAATAAATAAATGTAATTAGACAATAAATATACTAAAAACCACTTAAAAGTAAAATCGTAACAATATATAACAAGATGAACGCCGAACTAACAACTATTTTTGAGAATGTTTATACCCGAACTGTTTGGGGAGATTTCTATACTAATTACAAAGATGCCACACAAACCCAACTTGTTAAAAAGATTTTGGAAACTAAAAACGAATTAAAAGGAATAAAAGCAAAAGGCGGTTACGATAGAATGAACTACGCAAAACACATATTCTATCACACATTTTGGAACAAAGAAACGGAGGAATTTGAGACTCCTGCTTGTCTGAAACGCCACAGCACACATACGATGATAACAAAAGCGGGAAATTATAGAAAGGAAACGGGCGATGATTACGATAGATGGAAAGATGAGGCGATGTCATTCATTTTGACATATTATCGCCGTTGTTTAGCGGAATTAAAAATTGTTGAGGAACACTATAAATTAAGGAAAAGTGAATTGGAATTAGAGCAGAAACAGTCACACCAAATACACGCCAACGAAAAAGTAAAATGTCCGTTTTGTAGTGCGGAATTTTCAAGAACAAATTTAGCGAGACACAAGAGGACGAACAAAACTTGTTTAGAAATACAAACGAAAACAACAGAAATATAATAAATTGTTATTTTATAAATGTCTTGGAAATCGCAAAAAGATAATACGCTTGGTTTTATTCCGATTTTTTCTGTTCCTGCCAATCCAGCAGTTGCTGATGGAGTATTAACAACTCTCTTGGATAGTGGTCCGATACCCGCAGGAACATATATCCTCGTTGTAAATGGAGGTTTAGCGGTCGGTGATTTTGATGAGGTAAATCTGTTGTTATACTTTACGGGACAAGTAGCACCTTTGAGTCAGATGGGATTTACGGCGGTTCAGAGTGCCACATTTGGTCCGTTGGTATCGGCATTTAAAAGTGACGGAACATCTGAATTCACAGTAGAAATATTAGGACAGTTGGCAACGGGGGCAACTTTTACTACGACCGCCCTCCAAGTCCAGTTAATTAAACTTATAAATTAAATAGTTTTTTAGATATTATTATCACTAAATAACAATATCTAAACGCCTGTTATATCTTGATTTTTGCTCCATTTTTTTTACGCAGTAATAATATAAATGGCAACTAAATCATTACAAGGATTTAAGGGAATCCCAATCCCGATTGGTTCTCTATCATATTATTCGGGCAACGCAAGTATTCCTCACACTTACCTCCTCGCAGATGGGAGTGCTTTGTCAAGGACAGATTATCCCGAACTGTTTAGTGCTTTCGGAACAAGTTACGGTGCTCCAAGTGCCACGACATTTTCTTTGCCGAATCTGATAACATCTCCGTATTTAGAAGGAACTAACGTATTTAACCCTACACCCAACCCAGTAAGTCTCCCGACCTCATCGGCAATCACACTCGCTCAAAACAATATGCCGTCGTTGTCGGTAGGTAATTTTGCGTTCCAAAGTTGGAGTCTTTTCGCATCAATTAACGGTAATAGTTGGTATCACAATTCAGGACCGAGAGCATACGTTGTTCCACTGACGGCAAACAACGCAGTAAAGGCAGACAGTAGTGACGTTAGTAGTTACAGCGGTTCTGCGAGTTGTGATATTGGTTTTCAAGGAGCGAATGCCCCATTTACTCCTACTTTAAGTTCGGCATCCACTTTAGACCCTGCTTTTATAACTTTAGTGCCGATTATTAAAGCATTTAGTCATTTTTTGCCCGTTGAAACTCCGCCCGTAGATACGTCACCATCGCCTTTCGTAGTGACACCAGCGACACAGGCGTATTATCCTCCTGCTCCTCAAATTCAGTATTCAGCAGATTCCAATTTAAGTGGTTTCATTCCTCAATTTCCGCCATATTGGAGTTAATTATTTTAAAATAGTATTGTATAAGATGTCAGCAAAATCCACACAAGGTTATCAAGGTTATCCTATTCCAGTAGGAACAGTTATTTTATACGCAGGAGAAGTCGTCCCTGAATTGCCTGTAAATTATTTAATATGCGACGGGTCTATTAAGCAACAGTCCGTTTATCCCGAATTGTTTTCGGTGATAGGAACGACTTACGGGTCATCAGGAGCGGGGACTTTCAGAGTCCCTAATTTGATTAATCTGATTCCGAAATGTTCTAACGTAGCGGGAACATCAAGTCTCACGCCGACGGGAGGTATAGTCGTCAATCCATACACGCTACTTAACGCCAATTTACCAACTATTGCTGGAATGCCACTATCTACTAATATTAACGGTAGTTTTACACAAGGTAGTAGTTCCACCGTTGAAGATGACGTAGATACTGGAGGAGCGTTCCCTGATGAATACCCGATGACAAGTTGGAGCGAAACAAACGTCGTTTCAATAACCGAAAATTCGCCACCAGTAGTGAATTACACCCAACCTGCTCTTGCCCCGATTAATTTTACAGTAACAGGACAAACAACTTTCCAAGTCCCGACTTTAGCGATGTGTTACATTATAAGATATTCAAACTTAATTTTTTAAAAAGTATATATATATAAATGTCGCAAAAAAACGTTTCAGGATATAACGGATACCCGTTACCAGTTGGTGCGGTAATTCCAACATTCGCAATAAATGCTACAGCGGGTTACCTGCTGTGTGATGGGGCAACCTATTTGACAGCAGATTATCCGCAATTAGCGTCCGTTTTACAAGTTATTTACGGAGGAGTTCTCGGTTTAAATTTTGCTGTCCCAAATTTAGTAAATCAATTTGTAGAGGGTTCAGCAACAAATGCGAATGTAATTACACCTGCGTCAGCGGGAGCGTTGGCAATTGATTTCACACTAATAGAGGCGAATATACCAAGTTTCGTCACAAATACGTCTGCCAATTTCGTAGGAGGCGGAACAACAGACCTCCACAATATTATTACATCAAATAGTAGTCAAGCGACAACGGGGGGTTCTCCGACATCAACCTTTTTAGAAGGTGTAGGACCAACGGCATCCACTCCTCCATCGGTGAATTTGTCATCAACCGTAGTAAGTGGATACGTAGGAACGAATGACCCAGTATCAGCACCAGTAGTAGGGTCGCCACTACCAGCGGGGTATTCGGTGAGATACCTAATTAAGGCGGATTACGCATTTTAGAAAATAAATGTATAAATAATCTGTTTGTATATTATAAATGTCGCAGTTTAATCTTCAGAGAAACGCCGTATCAGCAGACCAAATTTATTTTGATTTAACGGTCACCAATTTTCAGAATACTAACACAAAACCCCAACCGTTTTACTATAACGAGCAACGAACCTTACCATTCGTAAGTGTCCCCGAAGATTATTATATGTCTATTTTGAGATTTACCGTTGAAACGGGAACGTTACCGTTATTTATACCGAGTATTCAACCAGCGTCACAACAAGGAGGAGTCCCACCGTATGATGTAAATTTGACTATTTATTCGGCAACTCTTCAATATACAGACCCATTAACAGGTATAACCTATACGTCACAAAGTTTCGTAGAGTGGATACCCCAAGACACATCGGCATTTGTCCCTGCTTCACTCGGCACAAATGGAGTTCAGATTAACGACGCTGGATACTATAATTGCTATTCTTACACTTATTGGAATTACCTTGTTTGGGTCGCCTACCAACGTGCCTTTGGTTATTTAGGACAAGTCCCTTACGGAAACGCAAATTTGTCTTTGTCCCAACAATTGTTTAACGCAGGTGTAGCAAATCCAGCGACTTATCCCCCATTTGTAAGTTGGGACAGCACATCAAATACGGCGGTAATAACTGCCGAATATCCTTATTGTATAAATCAGTTAGTAGGTGTAAATGCTATTGGTATTTATATGAATGCCCCGTTGTTCCAATTATATAACTCTTTCCCCGCAAGATATTTAGGATATCAAGGGGTTACTGATGGTAAGAATTATCAGATAGAATTGGCGAATGTAGGAGGACTCAATTTAACGAAAATAAGTGTGCCGAATAGTCTTCCAGCGGTGTTTTGGACGGGATATTATATAACCCAAGAATATCCTACGATAGAGAATTGGTCGCCTATTTTAGCAATAGTTTTCGTATCAAATACTTTACCAATCCAACCAAATAACGTTTCTACACCAGTCGTTTATAATAATAACGAGGTAATTGCTTTTGGAGGCAACAACGCCGATACTGCCAATATTATAACAGATTTGGTGAGTGATACTGGAAATTACCGTCCATCTTTAGTATATTTGCCCCAAGCACAATACCGATATGTAACTTTATACGGAAATCGTCCTCTTTATAATTTAGACCTTTCAATATTTTATAGAACTAAAACAGGACAATTAATACCTTTTGCCTTGAATTCGGGAGGTTCGGTGACCGTTAAATTTGCCTTTATTAAGAAAAACACGACATATTAAATATTTTTCCAATTTTATTTTATTTAGTAATAATATAAAATGAGTGACTTTAAAACTGTTCTTGTCAAAGATAGTGTAATCGGTGATATTACCTCCGACCTTGATTTTGCCGTTAAGTCGGGAGCGTCCCAAACAACCTACCAGCGTTTTCCTTCCACTTCCGCATCCAATTCTGCCCTTATTTTTAATATCCAAGTTCCAAGTGAAAACGTCGTAATTGACCGAGCAGTCCTTTTGACTTCGGGTCTTACATTTACCTTGAATATTGGTAATACTGTTGCTACCCAAGTTCCCAACACACTCTCCGCTTTTGATTACGGTCTAACTGACTCCCTTCAAGCGTTCCCTTTGAATTCCCTTTTCACTACCGCTACCGCTCAAATTAACAATACTACGGTTACGATGAATACCCAAGATGTTTTGCCTTCCCTTTTGAGAATGAACGACAGTAGGGAACTTTACAGATATAACAGTATGACTCCCTCCCTTCCCGACCAAGCATACGGTGCTTACGCTGATGGAGTGGGTGCTGGTAACAATCCTTTAGCGGGTTACGATAATGCTTCTTACGATATAGACCAAGTCCCAAGAGGTGCTTTCCCCGCCGTTGTTACTATTGAGAGATACGTAAATGGTGTCTTTACTGATAATTCCCCCATCTCAACTGGTGCTACCAATTCTTGGGTTGTAACCGTTGAAACTGTTATTACTGAACCTTTGATTTTGTCTCCTTTCATTTTCGGAAACCCTGAATACAATTGTCAAGGTCTTTTAGGAATTAACAATATGACTTTGACCCTCAATATTGACGCCCAGTGTAAGCGTTTGTTCTCTACTGCTAATCCTTACATCTCTGCGATTACTTTAGGCACTCCTGCTTCTCCCAACGGTTTCACTACCGCTTCCCCCATCGGTATTGCTTCCCAACCTTCCGCTCCTGCTCTTCTTCTTAAGTTCCTTTCTACCCAACCCAGCGACCTAATTCAGACCAAGAACGTCGTTCCCTATATGGACTTCCCAAGATACTTAACCAGTAGTGCGAATCAACCTACCATCCTTTCTTTAGGAAATTCTCAATTGACTTCTTCCAATTTACAAATCAATCAAATCCCCGATTTGTTTATTATTAACGTCAGAATCCCGATGTCTCAACAGCGTTGGTATAACACTTCTTCTTTCTTAACCATTAATAAT